TTAGCCATTTATGTCTCCTTTAGCCTAGCGCGATTGCTAGGGCAGTTGCCTCGTCAGCGGCAGCGGCAGCGGTTGTGCCGCCAATGTCAGAAAGAACCTCTGATGCAGACCTGCCTTCAATAGAGGTTCCGTCTACTCTAAGAAAGTCATTATCTGCTACGCCGCTTGTAAACACTGCTACGTTACCACTACTAATTCCTGTTGCGGCAACGGCTGCTGTACCTAAACCTATATCAGAACGAACTTCTGAGGCTGAACGACTTTCTAGTCCGCTAGATGTAAAACGAGCAAACTCATCATCTGCTACAGACGAACTATCAATTTTAACCGCGTTGGTGTCAGATATGCCAAAAGTTAAACTTGCTTGACCCCCAATATCAGATAATACTTCTGAAGCAGAACGACCTTCGATAGCTGTGCCATCAATACGTAAGAAATCGTTGTCAGCAGCACCGCTAGTAAATGTAGCTACATTACCACTTGATATACCAGCAGACGGAATATCAGATGTTAGTGCAACTGTACCAGCACTAGATGGTAGTGTCACAGTTACGTCTGCTGTAGAGGCAGGACCAATTAATGTGACAGCATTTGTTCCGTTATCTGTGTCTTCTTT